GACCGAGTATAATAACAGAAAGGGAGTGAAAAACAATGACAGAAAAGAAAGCAATTAAGGCGGCTAAGAGGTTAAAAAAGTATTGCGCTAGTTTTGACGAATGTTGCGAAAGATGTATTTTCAGAAATATAGGGAAATACACTAAAAGCGGTTGTATGTTACGCGAGGGCATACCACCCGACGAATACGACGAAATATCAGAAAGCGAGGGCGAAAGTGGACGCACTAAAGAGTGAAACAAGTTACGGCATCATGAAAGGCACAGACAAAAAGCCGCTATTATGGTTTGATAGCTATGAGAAAGCCGAAAAGTATGCACGGTTTGCAAATCTTAACGAACCGTGTTCGATAATCAAACGCGTAAAATCTTACAGTGTGGCGGCAATTGTTGGGTTTTACGTAGAAAACACAGAAAACACAGACGAAAATTGAAAGGAATGTTGAAAATGGAAAACACAAACAATAAACCTAGATGCTATTTCGATGAATACGACGATATTTGCGCGGCGTTGTCCGTTAAGGCTTGCGAGGGTTGCAAGTTTTATCAGAGTACAGCAGACTACATAGACGGGCAGATGAAAGCCGAAAAAATCCTTGAAGGAAAGGGCTTGAAGCCGATAGAATACCGCGATAAATGCGGCGTACTGCATAAGTACGTAATGAAAGAGGGTGTATAAAATGAATATGACAGAAGAGCAGATTGTAAAGGCGTTTAAAATCCTTAATCATTATGGAGAGAAAAAACAGCGGCGGCAGTTAGTTGAAGAGTGCGCCGAACTGATACAGGCAGTAACAAAGCTAGAGAGGGCGCAAGAAAGCGACGGCATAGCAAAGGTGATCGAAAGGACGCACGACTTAGCAAGTGAACTTGCAGACGTTCGCATAATGATAGAACAGATAGAAATGTCATTATGTGGCGATATTTCAACGAATATTCAAGAGCAAATCGAGTACAAGTTACAGCGACAACTTGACAGGATAGAGCGCGAAAGGACGGCGAAAGAATGAAGCCAACAGTTAAACCAACGGATTTTAAGCCTGTTGACGAAATAGAACAGGCATGGCGGGCGGGATATTTGCAAGGACTAGCAAAGGCAGAGAGCTGGAAGCGCGAGAAGTCAAAGCCCGCTGACCCGTTTATCACTGTAAAGATATGCGGCAAATTGCCGAGTTTGAATGAGTATATTGAAGCTTGCAGACGTAACCCGCATTGCGGAGCAAAAATGAAAGCAAGCACAGAAGCGGCGATAATACCACAACTTGCATCGTTACCAAAGATAGACAAGCCCGTACATATATCATTTATATGGCATGAAGCAAACAAAAGGCGCGACAAGGACAATGTTGCGGCGGGTAAAAAGTTTATACTTGATGCACTGCAAAAGGCGGGAAAGCTGATAAATGATAACAATGATTATATAGCGGGCTTTACTGATCGTTTTGAATACGGCGGCAAAGAATACGGTTGCACACTGATAATTGAGGGGGCAAACAACGAATGAAAAACAATGATAACGGTATAGGCTTTACAGGCTTATTGCAAATAGTGCTTATAACGCTGAAACTGCTTGATAAAATAACATGGCGTTGGGTGTGGGTGCTTACCCCTACATGGATATATGCAATCATTTTTATTTTGCTAGTGGTTTTAGGCGTATGGAAAAACTTGAAAAGGAATGATAAATAATGAAGCCAACAGAAATAAAAGATAATCTAAACAAAAAGGTGCATTATAACAGCGAGAGCCTACATATTGACGGCGATTTTATATTATCGGGTGCAGTATTCCGCAAAGATGAAAAGGGCAGATATTACTATCAAGCCGAACTGAAAACGATGAACGGCGTTATATACACGTCGCTTGAAAATTTGACAGTTATTGACAGTGAAACTGTATAAAACGCTGTAAAATGACGCTGAAAAATAGGTGAAAAAGACCATTGACAACAACGTTAAAATATGTTAAACTATATATGTTAACAAATATCGGCGTTATAGTTGATGTCACGGTCACTATGACACTAGACACAACATAATAACGCTATAAACCTTTGTATTTGGCTATCCGTGACTATGCCGAATACAGAGGTTTTTTTCTTTACAGAAAGGACTAAATAACATGGGTAAAAAATATTATTGGCTTAAACTAAAGGAAGATTTTTTTAATAATATCCGCATGAAGAAGCTAAGAAGAATTGCGGGCGGTGAGATATTCACGATCATATATTTAAAAATGCAGTTACTTAGTTTACAGAATGAGGGCGCGTTAATATATGAGGGAATAGAGGATACATTTACAGACGAAATCGCCTTAAAGATTGATGAAGACCCCGAAAATGTAAAGTTAACTTGTATTTTCTTGCAAAATTGCGGACTTATCGAGCAGACCGACAGCAATACATTTGTACTTACTGAAACCGTTGATTGTATAGGCAAAGAGAGCGAAAGCGCAAAAAGAATGCGAAAATTAAGGGAAAACAGCAGTACAAAAAGGCTTGAAACGTCACAATGTGACGCGAGTGTGACGCAATTGTGCGGAAATGTGCGCGAATGTGACACAGAGATAGAGATAGAGAAAGAGATAGAGAAAGATATAGAGAGAGATAATAATAACACTACGTGTTATATGTCAACTAGCGTTGACGAACCGAAAACAAAGCCCGCTGAAATAGTAAAGCTTTTTCATGATATCTGCAAAAGTTATCCGAGAGTTAGGGCAATGTCAGAGAACAGGCGCAAAGCTATAAACGCAAGAATAAGAACACACGGCGTTGACGCGATAAAGGAAGTTTTTGAAAAAGCTGAAAACAGCGATTTTCTCAAAGGACGTAATAACAACAATTGGAGTGCTAATTTTGATTGGCTTATGAAAGACGGCAATTTCTGTAAAGTTCTTGACGGCAATTACGATAACAAGAACGGTAAGCAGAACTATTCACAGCCCGTACAGCCAAAGAGAGAAGAAACAGAAGAAGAAAGACAGCAGAGGGTACACGAACAGTATTTAAGAGCAATGGAAGCGTTTGGGGTTGACCCCAACGAGAAATTTGACGACGATCTTTAAAGGGGTGTAAGTTATGGATATGAACGGCGCAATATATGACGTTTTCGCAGAAACAAGCGCAAAGGCGGCGGGAATACATGAGGGTAACTTAACGTATATCGGGGACGACGGTTTAAGGCGGTGCAAAGTATGCGGCAAAAAGCTAGAAACGATATTGCACTTTAATTCACCCGCACTAAAGCACATGGACGGCATGAAAGTAAACTGCATTTGTATCTGCGATAAAGCACAGCGCGAGAAAGTCGAAAAAGAAATGCAGATGCTTGCAAAGAAAAGTGATGCACCTATTATGCGGGCAGAGTGCTTTAAATCAAAAGCTATGCATGATATGGTATTCAAAAACGACGATAGCCCAAATTCAGAAGCAGGAAGCACAACGCGGGGTTATGTCAGAAGCTTTAATAATAACTCTAAATGGTTGTTTATTTATGGCACATACGGCACGGGTAAAAGCTTTTATGCGGCTTGCATAGCTAATGCATTAATCGATAAGGGTTACACGGTCAGAATGGGAACGGGCGCAGACTATGAAGCAGAGATATTCGCGGCACAGGATAAAGCGGCGGCATATCAGAAATTACTTGACTATGATCTATTGATTTTGGACGATTTTGCAAGCGAAAGAAAGTCTGACTATATGTTTGAAGTGCTGTATAATATCATAAACGATAGATACAACGCAAAGAAACCAATAGTATTTACTAGCAATATGACAACAGAGGAAACGGGAAACCCGACAGACCCGCGTATACGTCGGATAATGTCAAGGATATGGGAACGCGGTTATCCCGTTGAAATGGTAGGACAGGACAGAAGAAAAGCGGGTACAGCATGGAAATAACGCAGAACGAAATATAAGGCACTTTTAAGGCGTTTTAAATTTCAGAGGGTAATTTTACTACAAAGCGTTTAAAACGCCATACGGTGCAAATTTGATGGCATACAGAGCAAATAAAACATAACAAGCAGATGCAGAGAACAAAGCATAGCAAAGCAAAAGTTAATGCTTGTATAAATTGAAGTAAAAGGCTATGCAAAATACAGCAATATGCACAAATTGCATAAAGGGTATTGACAAACGGGCGAATATGTGATATACTGTGTATGTAAACAGAAAGCTGTGTGTATTGTTTCTGGCATTCATTTGATACTCCTTGAGATTTGCAGAAAGGCGGGTAGTGGATTTTTTATAATCTTATTACCCGCCTTTTTGTACCAAATGAAAATAATTCCGTTTCGTTCAGCGGGTAGGACAACAGCCTTTGAAGCTGTGAACGTTGGTTCAAATCCAACAGCGGAAATCCTTTCCGCGATTAAGCCATTTACACGGTTGGCCTCCTTCTATTTCTGCAAAATGGGCGGGTAAAACCGCCCTTTTGTGGTTTTAATTCAAATGGCGTTTATAGATATATGGGGATAATAGCATGAACATAAATAGTGATGTATTACTTGCGATAACGTCAATAATTGGCACATTCGCGGGCAGTTTTAGCGGTTTGAAGCTGACAAGTTACCGCATAGAACAGTTAGAAAAGCGTGTGGAAAGGCATAACAACTTTGCAGAGCGTATACCGATACTAGAGGAAAAAATATCAGTAGCAAATCACAGAATAACAGACCTTGAAGCAAGAGAGGAAACACGATGAAACAGAAAATATCGGGTTTGCTTACCGTAAAAAGCATCGTAACACTGGCATTAACGGCGGTATTCTGCTATTTGTCAATTATCGGAGATATAAGCGGCGATAAGTTTATTACGATCTTTACCGTGATAATCTCATTCTATTTCGGCACAAAGCACGAACAAATCAGCGACAAAATAAAAGAGGGAGTGAAAAAGTATGATAACAGAGATTAACAACGAAGTAAAAAGCGAGATCATAAAGGCGCATATTTACGGTCACAGCGTTGAGGAAATCGAAAACGTGATGCAGATAAGCGCGAACGTGATTGCAGAAGCACTAAACGACACAAAGGCGGTCGAGGAAAAGCGAAAAGCTATGCAGGAAAGCGGGTGGATATAATGGCAACTACACAGGGCATAGATGTATCCATATGGCAAGGTTACAACGTTGATTTTAACAAAGTCAAGGCGGCGGGAATAAATTTTGTAATTCTCCGCGCGGGATATGGTAAGTATATTTCGCAGAAAGACCCTACATTTGAGGGGAACTATAAAAGAGCGAAAGCGGCGGGGCTGAATGTGGGCGCGTATTGGTATTCATACGCACAGACAGAAGCAGACGCAAAGCAAGAAGCGGACGTATTCATGCAAGCGATAAAGGGTAAGACTTTTGAAATGCCGCTTTATTTCGACCTTGAAGAGCGTTCACAGTTTAACAAGGGTACTGCATTTTGTAGTAAGATCACAGAGATATTTTGCGGTGCGCTTGAAAAGGCGGGATATTTCGCAGGACTTTATATCAGCAGAGCACCTTTACAACAGTATATCGGCGCAAGCACTGCAAAGAAGTATGCACTATGGATTGCAGAGTATAACAGCAAGTGCAATTATAACGGCAGTTATGGAATGTGGCAGAATACAAGCACATTTCGCGTTAACGGCACAAGCGGCAATATAGATCACGACTTTTGTTACGTTGACTATCCTGCAATCATAAAGGGCGGCGGCTTTAATGGTTTTCCAAAGCCTAAGAAGCAAGAGGAAGCCAAAAAGACCGAACCCGCAAAGGTTGAAGAAAAGAAGTATGAAGCAGACAAGCCAAAGACCGAAAGCAAGCCAACAGCAAGCACAGAGTTTGAGCGCGGCGACGTAAACGGCGACGGTAAAATAAATGTAACTGATCTAAGCAGACTTGCGGCGCACATCAAAGGCAAAAAGCCGTTGAAAAACAAGTAAATTCCGTTTTTGTTGAAAAACGATAAAAGACAGCCCGAAGATACGGGCGCGGTTCTCTTAGTGGAAAAGGCAAAACACGCTATGTTACAGGCATAGAGAATATCGGTTCAAATCCGATAGAGAGCCATAAAACGACGGTAAAATACAGTTAATTCCGTTTTTGATTGGTAGGTGAATATTGTGGCAAAGATAGGACGCGGAAACGCATATGAAACAAGAATAAAACCCCGATTTGATGATATTACAAAGTGGTTGCAAAGCGGCGCGACAGAAAAACAAATAGCGTCAAATCTTAACGTCGCATACTCTACTTTTAACAAGTACAAAGCGGAAGTGCAGGAATTTTCGGAACTTTTGAAAAGTGGTCGTGAAAAACTGGTCGTAGAGTTACGCGGTGCGCTTGTAAATAGGGCTATGGGTTTTCATTACTATGAGGAAACGGAAGTCAAAGAACTTGACAAAGAGATCAACACGCTAGTTACCACAAAGAAAGAACGCCGCAAGAGATACGCCGCGCCCGATGTAGCGGCATTAAATCTTTGTTTGAAGAACTACGACAAAGAGAATTGGAGCAATGACCCCAGAGCCGACGACTTCAAACGTGAAGAACTGGAAATGAAGAAGAAAGCACTAGAGGAAAATAATTGGTAACATGAGTACACCAAAGTTACAAGCGTTTTATAAATCCCGTAAGTGGGAAACGTTTATTGCAAATCTTAGGGCAGAGAGAACAAACGCAGACGGGTTTATTATTTGCGAGAAATGCGGTAAGCCGATATTAAAAGCGTATGACTGTATAGGGCATCACATTACAGAGTTGACGGACGATAATGTCGATGATGTAATGATATCTTTAAATCCCGAAAACATACAGCTATTACATTTCAAATGTCATAATGAAGTGCATGAACGTTTCGGATATAACGGCAGACAAACGCAGAATGTTTTCGTTGTATACGGTGCACCATGTGCGGGTAAGCGTACTTTCGTTAGAGAGAACGCAAACAACAATGATCTGATAATCGATATTGAAAAGATATGGGCGGCGATACGCGCTGACAAATGCGCAGGGAATGAAAAGCCCAACAGTATAAAGTCAAGTGTGTTCGCCGTCAGAGATACTTTGCTTGACAATGTAAGAGTACGGCGCGGCAAGTGGAATAATGCGTATATAATCGGCGGCTATCCT